TTAGATTCAGAAGATGTGGTAGCTATCTACGGTACGTCTGTGTACGGCACTCCTACTTACGGTGCTGTGTCAACGCCGTTATTTAGACAATCTGTAGAGGGTTCAGGATTTGCTGTAGCTTTGCGGGTAAACGACGGGGGAACTACCGCCCCATACTCTTTAAAAGGGTTCCAACTAGAATTTCAAACAGGAGCAAGACGTTAGATGGGTGCTACTTACACACGACAATCGTCCTACACTGATGGCGATACCATTACTGCAGCACATACTAATGACGAGTTTAATCAGTTATTAGCCGCGTTTGCTGCCAGCACAGGACACACACACGACGGGACTACCGCAGAGGGTGGCCCTATTACCAAGTTGCTAGGCAACACACTCACGTTTGGTGCAGCTACGGCTGGCACAGACATTACAATCACATTTGATGGTGAGTCAAACGACGGTGTACTTAAATGGATGGAAGACGAAGACTACTTTGAGTTTTCAGATGACATACTTATTGCCACCACAGAAAAGTTGCAGTTCCGCGATACAGCTATCTATATCCACTCAAGTACAGACGGACAGCTTGATTTAGTTGCTGACTCTGAAATACAAATTGCTGCTACTACCATTGACATGAATGGTAATGTAGACATATCAGGTACACTGACAATCGGTGGTGCTGGCATCTCTGAAGCAGAACTAGAAATACTTGATGGTGCAACAGTCACCACAACCGAAATAAACATTATGGATGGTGACACATCCGCATCCGCTACGACTGTGGCAGATGCTGACCGTGTTGTATTCAACGATGCTGGAACTATGAAACAGGTGGCGGTCACTGACCTTGCTGCCTATTTTGATGACGAAATTACAGCAATGCCTAACCTAGTTACGACTGCTGCCACTACGGTTGGCGCACTTGACTCTGGTTCGATTACATCTGGCTTTGGTACAATTGATACAGGCTCATCCACCATTACAACTACAGGGCTTATCTCTGGTGGCTCCCTCGACATTGACGATGTACTTATCAACGGCACAACAATTGGTCACACAGACGATACAGACCTAATGACTGTTGCTAGTGGCTTACTGACTGTAGCTGGTGAAGTTTCTATGACTACACTAGACATAGGGGGTACAAATGTCACATCTACAGCCGCCGAACTTAACTACAGCGACACGGGTGCTGCTGTAGGCACAGTTGTAGCTAGTAAAGTAGTTACAGCAGATGCCAACAAAGATGTAGCCAGCTTCCGTAACATTACCTTAACAGGGGAGTTAGACGCAGGTTCGCTTGACGTATCAGGTGACGCAGACATAGATGGCACACTTGAAGCCGATGCTATTACCGTTAATGGCACAGCACTGAATACTGTTATTGCGGGTGTGACCGTTACTGACGCAACTAACTCTGCCCACGTATTAGTAACCGATAATGAAAGCACTGACGAAGAAAACCTTATTGCTTTTGTAGAGGATGCTACTTCTAGCACAGGTAATGTCGGACTAGAAATGGATGGTAATTTCAGTTACAATCCAAGTACGGGAACAGTTAGTGCTACAGTATTCAAGGGTAACATAGATGCAGTAGACGGAGACTTTGATGGTACTTTAGAGGCAGATGCTATTACTGTTGGCGGTACGGCATTAGCCACAGTTATTGCAGGAACAACAGTTACAGATGCAACAAATTCTGCCCACGTTCTAGTCACTGATAATGAAAGTACAAATGAAGAAAATCTTATTACTTTTGTAGAGGGGGCTACGTCAAGCACAGGAAATGTTGGCTTGGAGATGGATGGTAACTTGGCATACAACCCAAGTACAGGAACAGTTAGTGCTACAATATTTAAAGGTAACATAGACGCAGTAGATGGAGACTTTGATGGTACTCTTGAAGCTGATGCAATTACAGTAGATGGTACTGCACTAGATGCGTTTATTGGTAACACTCTTACTGCGTTTCCTACAGATACAGATGCTGCTTCTAGTGACCTGATAGCTGTATATGATGTAACTGCAAGCAGATGGGAAAAGCAAACTATAGCCAATGCTTCACTGGCAGGACCAACAGGCCCAACGGGACCAACAGGACCTGCTGGCTCTGCCGGACCAACTGGACCAGCAGGAAGTGCCGGACCAGCCGGACCAGCCGGGCCTACGGGACCAACTGGACCTACAGGTGGAACAGGACCTACGGGACCAACTGGTCCTGAAGGCCCAAATCCAAGTTCAGTAAGCGCGGTAGGTTCAACTGTTATGGGTTGGATTAATAATACTACTACTGCCGCAGGAACTAATAGAGCAGGTACAAGTATTTCCTACAGTAATGTGGATGGTGGTTATCAACAATCTATTGGCACAGGAACGTGGAGATGTCACGGCATGTCTCAATCAGGTGGTAAATCAGATGAAATTACATGCTGGCAGAGGGTAAGCTAATGAATATTACATATACAAATGCAAGAAATCCAGAGTGGGGAAATGCTGCTAAAAATATTATTAACATTGAAGTCAACTTTAGTCATTTAGCTGAAGAGTATGTTCCTTTTTCAGCTAACCCTTTGGATAGCATGTCATATGGCGTAGAAATTTATAATAAAGCAGTGGCTGGTGATTTTGGTACTATTGGTGATTACACACCACCAGCAAATATTACTGGTTCAGATGCAATGGCACAACTTAGAAAAGAACGTGACGCATTACTCGTAGATTCTGACTGGATGGTATTACCTGACCGCACATCAACTTCTGAGCAATTAGCGTATAGAACAGCATTACGTGACTTACCTGCAAATTATCCAAATTGTTACTTAACTTGGGACGCAGATAATGGTAAGTATATATGGGCAAGTGTTACTTGGCCTACTATATAATCACTTATCAAAGGTAATGTAAAATGCGAAATACATGGCAGATGTGGAGTGCCGGAATTTCTAATGAAATTCTTGAAAAGATAGAAAAGCAAGCAGAATCTGTAAATCAACAAAAGGCTAGTGTTTTTGCTGGGTCACAGAATATACCAGATATTCGCCGTTCTAACATTAAATGGCTAACAGGCAATAACTTTGTTTTAGATACACTTTGGTATTATGTACAACAAGCTAATAGAAATGCTTTTAATGTAGATGTCTGTAAAGTAGCTGATGTGCAATACACGGAGTATCATGCTTCCGAAAAAGGTCACTACGGATTACACCACGATATAAACTGGGAATCAGACAAAGCATTTGATAGAAAGTTATCAGTAACAGTACAGCTTTCTAGTCCAGATGAATACGAGGGTGGTGACTTTTCTTTTACTGAAGTAGAAAATCCGTCAACCCAATCAAGGGCTAAAGGAACTATATTAATATTTCCTAGCTATCTTTTACATAAAGTTACACCAGTTACTAAGGGAATAAGAAAATCTTTAGTTGCATGGTTTGAAGGCCCTAGATGGAGATAACTTTAGGTTAAATGAAAATGACAATGGAACCCGCAATGAAAACACAGATGGAACTTGAGGCGCACGAAAAAGAGTGCGCTATCAGGTATGCCTCTGTGCAAGAGAAGCTAGAAGCGTTAGATAAGCGCATGTGGCGTCTGGAAGCAATGATAATGGGTAGCACAGTAATGGTAGTGGCTATGGTAGTTACAGTATTTATGGGAATGAATTGATATGACAGGTCTTCTAGCAGATACTAAAAATAAAATTTCTAGTGATGCCCAGCTACTTTCACAAGTGGGTGAAGTAGCAGCGGGTGAATCAACAGGCATACCCCAGCTTGAAGCCGTGTTACCAGCCGTACAAACAGGAGAAATGCAAGATGCAGGACTCGCGCAAATAAGCGGCACTTCTCCCCAAGCCACAACAACTACAGCAGGTATAACAGGGCTAGAGGCTGTCAAGCCCACGCCATCGTCCCCATCTTTGGGACAGATAGATGCCACGACAACAATTGCTCCCAGCGTAGGCACGGCAACAACCAGTCAAATTGGTACTACCCCACAGATAGACATGACAGGTGTTCAAGGCACTGTGTCTACGGGTGCTGTTGCTACGGCTGCTACCCAAGAGTTAGACGAAAAAGCCACAACACAGTACCAGTTAGGTCAGCTACTGGGAAGCATAGAAGAAGGCAAGCCTATGCCAGCGTGGGCAGCACCTGCTGTTCGCAAAGTAGCCGGAGTCATGCAAGCGCGGGGACTGGGTGCAAGTTCAATGGCTGCAGCGGCAATGACCCAAGCAGTCATGGAATCCGGTGTAGTCATTGCAAGCCAAGACGCAAACAAATACGCAACCATACAATTACAAAATCTAAACAACCAACAGCAGACTGCTTTGACTAACGCGGCAACGTTCGCTGCTATGGACAAAGCCAATCTGTCTGCCCGTTTGCAAGGTGCAGTCACCAACGCACAAAACCTGTTGGCTACTGAAACAAAGAACCTTGATGCCAGACAACAAGGCAACACACTAACATACAACGCTTTGACACAGGCTTTGTTCAAAGATGCAGCAGAGGACAACGCCCGCAAGCAATTCAACGCAAAGAACGAAATACAAGTAGAAGAGTTCTTTGCCAACTTAGGATCACAGGTGGACACTGCAAACAAAAACCGTATTGCAGCCACCGCACAGTTTAACGCAGGAGAAGTTAACGCACAAGCCCAGTTCAACACCGCTATGCGTGACAACCGTGAAAAGTTTAACGCCAACATGCAATTTGCAGTAGATCAGTCAAACGTACAGTGGCGCAGACAAGTCAACACTGCTAGCACGGCTGTACAAAACGAAACAAACCGTATCAACGTAGCCAACGCTTACAACTCTAGCCAAAATGCTTTGAACAATCTGTGGCAAAAGTACCGCGACAACGCTGCGTGGAACTTTCAAAAGACAGAGTCGTACATGCAACGTCAGCACGAAGTAGGCATCATGGCTATGGAGTTTGCTAATACAAAGTCCCTGTACAATCAACAACAAAAAGATAATCTGGCATTGGGCATAGGAAACTGGATAGCTACGTGGATGGGTAGCAGCAAAAGCGACGATAGCGGCGATAGCAGTACTTAGGAAAAACAATGAACTTACTTAAATCAATATTACCTTTAGCAATTGTAGCAGGTGCCGCGTACGCTGGCGGAACTCCGGGTGCGGTTACAGCCCAAAAATTTGCTGACTCTTTTCTTCAAGCTTCTGGTTCTAAGAAAAGCGGACGCATGTTTGCATCCGCACCTGCCTTGAGATCAAGAACGCTTGGTCAAATGGGATTGGGATCAAAAGGATCAGGACAAGCACCACCAATGAACCCCATACAACGAGTCGCACAGTCTGACCCTCGCTTAGAAAGCGCAATGACTAATCTATATCAAAACTCCAGAAATCCGCAAGTTATAGATTTCTTTTCAAAGTACGGTTCTGTAGATTTAACAGCAAAGGGTGGACAGCCCGTAACAAAAATGACAGAGGTGTAACGATATGGAAGAAGATATGATCCCTGTACCGGGAAGCATCGAAGCAAAAGACTCCCTTGCTGTTGCACCGCCGGGGCATAGCTTAACTATAGACAACGAACAGTGGGCGTGGGGAAAACCTGCACAAGTAGTCAACCCAGAAGCCGCACTGTCTTCTGCTATAGATTCACTTGAGGTGCGTCAAACCCGCGAAGAAATGATGAAGCTACTTATGGTAGGTGCATCCGTAGAAGCGTTGGTAGAGGGCTACCTTTTCCAAGCGTTCCAAGACGGTAAGTTTATGCCGGATGTAGGATTGCTTATCAAAGGTCCACTAGCCATGTACATAGCTAACGCTGCCGAAGAAAGCGACGTACCATACCGCTTCTTTGAAAACGACGATGCTTTGACGGAAGATGAGATGGACGATCAGACGTTCTTTAGAATGATGGAAGAAAACAACCCTGCCATGTTTGCATACGTAGCAGACACTATGACTAAGGGTATTCGTCAGGGCAACGCAACACGTCCCCCTACAGAAGATAACTTTATGAACATGAAAGCACAAGAGGAGAAGTAACAGATGGGTATTGGTGCAGCACTAGCTACAGGTCTTGTTCAAGGGTTTACGCAAAACATTAACAACGAAAAAGCACGTCGTCAAGGTGAACGTGACAAAGTTGATAAGTATCAACAAATACTTATGAACGCTTCACTCAATCCCGGCAAAGACTTTAGTGCAAGTAATGCCAAGCTTCTTGGTAGCATGATTCAAAATGCAAACAAGCAACTAGATGACCAAGAACGTATTAACTTGTTTGGTCAACAGGGTGAAGACCTTGACATAGATTTTAGTGGTGTGCTTAGTCAGTTACAATCTGCTCCTATGCAAATAGACGGTATGACTAGCGTTGATTTTTTTGGCATGTCAATTCCTATAGCGGAAAAAT